TTAAAGCGATACGCCACCGGCAAGCGGATTTAGTGAGACAGCATTTTGCAGATAGTCTGGCGATAGATGCGCGTATACCATCGTTTGCTGAATGCTGGCGTGTCCTAAAATCTGCTGTAGCGCGATAATGTTTCCTCCGTTCATCATGAAATGACTTGCGAAGGTGTGACGCAGAATGTGCGTTGCCTGGTTCGGCGGTATGTCTGCTTTTACCGCCTTCAGTGTCAGACAAAACTTTTCATAGTCCACTTTAAACAGTTTCGCGCTTGCCTCCTTTTTGATCAGCTTTTCCAGTTCGGCAGAAATTGGAACGGTGCGCTTTTTCCCGTTTTTGGTCTTCAGGAACGTCACGCGGCAATTGACGATCTGTGAGGGCTTTAATGTTGCCAGTTCAGACCATCGAGCGCCGGTGCTGACCCCCAGAAGGGCAATCAATCTTGCATCACCGGTTAATGCATTGAGCAAGCTGCTGATCTCTTCCTTTTCCAGAAATGTCATTTCCGGGTTTTCTTCTGCCAGTGGCGGTAGTCCATGCACTGGATGAGCGCCGGAAAACTCTTCCAACTGAATCAACTTTGTGAACATGCCTGAAAAGCGGTACATATCACGGTTGATTGTTGATGCCTTTATTCCATCGCGAAGCCGTATTGATCGGTAATCCATCAAAAGCCGTTTACTCACACGGCTAACAGGTATGTCACCGATGCCGCTGATCGTCTTCGTCAGGTGGTTAAATTCCTTCTCACCGTGTTCATGGTTTTGACCGTGATACTTCCACCAGGTTTCCAGTAGTTCAGAGAGCGTGCGGCGATCTGTTCTCTGGCCCGCCCATTCCTTCTGATTGGCGTTTGCTAATGTGTATCGCTCAAAAGCAACTGCCTCAGCCTTTCTTTCAAATTTCCGGCGGATGCGACGTCCTTCACGCCCGCGCGGTCTGATATCCACTTCATAACGCCCATCATCGAGTCTTTTGATACTCATAAGACCCTCCGAATAGAGCTTTCATATTTGCCCGGATTAACAGTTATTTTCCGGGGTAACTTGCTTACTTCTTTGTAATGCCGGAAGTTATATTTCCTTACAAGTAAACAACTTTTGTAATAAACATACGCCCGGTTAATAGTTAGCCAGTTTTGCGGCCTGAGGGTGACGAGGTTGTTTCGTCTTGCCCAGAGTGTGCGACGACCGGGGAAATTTGCCCGGCTTCAGGTGCTGTCTTGTCAGTCATAAGCCATAGCGTGTATTTCTGAAATTGCGGGTTGGTCGTTATCTTCAACAGGGCAGTGCCGCTGGGTTCAAAGTTTCCAGTTTCGTATTTCTTTAAGGTGCTGAGTGACAAGTCAATGATCTGGCTGAATTTCGCCTGACTTAACCCCTCCGCTTCCCTCAATGCTTTCACCTTTTCACTCAATTTCATTTGACATGGAACCTATATGTGTCCTAAATTCCCCATCAATGGAACCTATATGGGTGCCATTACGGGCGAGAGTCCAGCAGGTCAGGAGGCATCCTGAACCGTTTTGAACCGGCTGGATCTTACAAGGTTAGCATGTAACCAAATGAGAATGGAGATAGTTATGGATGCTACGGATTACGTTATTAAGTACCCGCTAGATGCGATACATCCTGACAAGTTTGCGGAATTGCTGGGTAAACCATCATCAGCCGTACAAACCATGCTTGAAAAAAATAAACTCCCGGTTATTGAGTTTCGAGATCCTTCAAAGCCAAAAGCGCGTGCGGGTGAAAAGCTGGTTTTTGTTCCAGAGTTCAATCGTGCTGTGCGTGAGGCGTTTTATAACCGCCCTATCGAACAGCGTGATGCCTGGTTACTCTGGATGGGGTTGTAATTATGACGACAATCACCACTAGCCCATCGTTCGCCAGCTTGCTGACCAAGAGCCAGCAGATCACGCACCGCGCCCACACTCGCGGCTGGCTGGAAACCCCGGACGGTCAATTCTTCCAGCCAAAAGCAACGGACGTGCAGTTTATTAAGCACAGCCGTTTGCCTTTCATGTCACGCCCCCGTAGCAAGCGTAATTGGCTTGTTCGCCTCTTGGGCATTTAGTCGCATAGCAAAGGGATTGATGATGCTCATTCAACTAAACAGCAAAGAGGCAATCTATCGCGGCTTCAAAATAGTGAAGCTCCCGCGCCAAAAGCCGTATTCGCGCCAGCGCTATCAAATAACGAAAGATGGAAATTACCTGGGGCTGGACTTCGCATTATCCCAGGCTTGCCAAACCATCGATCAGCTTCAGCGGAGGTTTTAAGGTGGTTACGTCAATTAATGCATCTGACCATCAGACGGGCCGCCTCAAGTTTCTAGAGCAGCGCGCACGACTGCAAGCCAGCATTCATGCCAGCCGTACTAGTGACACTGCGGCCCGATTTGATCGCCTGGATGAAACACAGAAGAAGGTTGTTTTCATGCTGGCGAATGATGCTGCTTGCCGTGTTGCTGGCTTGCCGCAACTGACCCGCAATCTCCTGGCTGTGCCGTTTATTCAGATGGGCGAGGGAGAGCAAAAGACATTGTTATTAGGTATTAAACGCCTTACCGAATTTGCCGCCGTGCTGCCGTGGGAGTTTGAAGACTACGCCGCGCCGCGCGCTGAAATTCAGGCGATGCGAGACAAACCGGCGGAACCGGAAAAGCCAACCAACTAACAAATAACGAACCACGAAAAAGAAACAGGCGCTCACGCGTCGGGCTTCGTGCACCCTGGAGAAAGTAAAAATGATTCGATCTCTCGTTAAATGGCCTGGTGGTAAAGGTCGCGTTTTACCTGATTTATTGCCGGTATTGCCGAAAGGTGATTGCCTGGTTGAGCCGTTTGTGGGCGGCGCTTCTGTCTTTCTGAATACCGAGTATCGCCGTTATGTTCTGGGCGACATAAACCCAGATTTAATAAACCTTTATCGCCAGGTTGCGCATTTTCCAGATGGCGTCATTGAGGATGCGAAGCGACTGTTTAAAGTCTTTTGCACACCGGATGGGTATGCAGATACAAGGGATGATTTTAACTCGCGTCGCCTCTCTCACCTCCCGGCGCAAGATGGCCCCAGCGCGGAGCATATAACCCGCGCAGCGCAATTTCTTTTCCTCAATCGCCACTGCTATAACGGAATGGTTCGCTACAACCAGAGCGGCGGCTACAACGTCCCTTACGGCAAGCATAAAACCGCGCCTTATTTCCCGGAAGAGCAGATCCGTTTGTTCTCTGAAAAGGCTAATGACACAAGGGCTATTTTCTTGTGTTGCTCATTTGAAAGCACAATCAGGGTTACTACTGATTGCGCTTCCGTTATTTATTGTGACCCGCCGTACCTACCAGTAAGCGACACCGCCAACTTCACCGAATATTACAGCGGCCCATTTGGTGAGAAACAACACCGCCAGTTGGTTGCGGCCCTCGTTGATGCAAACCGCGAGACGGGCGCGTCTGTCGTGATTTCTAACAGTGATACTCCGCTGACCCGCGAGATTTATAAAAACTTCCGCTTCCAGGAAATTGCCGTTCAGCGTTCGGTAAGTGCCAACACCCTGAAGCGCGAAAAGGCCAAAGAGGTGATCGGCGTTCTCAATGTGTGCGATGGCTGCGGGCGTGCCGGTGGTGGGCGTTGTCCTGATTGCGGCCCTGCTATGGGTGACGCGACTTACAGTGAAATGTTGGCAACGGCTGCGGCAAATGGCGTGGAGGCTTTCTGATGGCTACCGCGCAGGAGTTTATTGGATTTGACCCCGCCAGTCCGGACGGGGAAATCACCGCAATGATGGTTGTTGAACGCATTTATGACCGCTGGCAATTAGGCAACTTCTGGCTGGTTGAGTTTGACGCTTTTTATGACGGTGTTTGTGTTCGTGACACTGCGGCATTTGACACCTATGCAGAATCACTAACTTTCCAGCGCGGCAGTCCGGTTACGCTGGCGGTGGTTCCAGGTTATGCCGATGATGATTTGCCATTCTGAGGGCCGCCATGACTGATTTTGCATGGCCCTGGAACGCGCCGCGCGCCGCTGTTGGCCCCTACGTCTACATTCCTAAAAAAATCGCCCCGCTTGCCGGGGCGGTGGCGCATCACCCAGCCGTTAAAAAACACATCGATCACCTTTTCAAAGAAGCTGGTTATAACCCAGAAGAAGTCCGCGACCGCAACGCGTTAATCCAGGCGCTGGACAGATGCGAGCCGCGCGGGCTGCCATTAGCCAGACATCAGGAATTTATCCGCCAGCAAAATGAAGCCGTCAAAGCGGCGGCGGCTGCCTGGGCAGATACGCCGGAAGGAGTGGAAGCGCGCCTCTTGTCTGAGCCGTATTACATTCGCGAAGTGTGGCGTAAAAAAATTGACTGGCTGCGGACTAACCGCGAAGCACGACACATTAATGATTTTCTTATGGGCACCGTGAAAAAATCCTTAATGCGTCTTGATGTTGTTCGACGCCAGCAAGGCACAGAAACTTATGTCCGCAGTGAGTTGGCAGCGTACTGGCAGGAGGACTGGCAACGCCTTGCTGGTTTTACTAAGCGCGAGGTGTTAAGCGCAGCATATGAAATAGCTAATCGTCTGGAGGAAATGTTTAGCACGGAGTGTGAGGCGCAAAAGCTGACCGTTGAGTCTATGACAAACGATGAGCTTGATTGGCTTTACTGGCACCTGGGCCGTGAAATGCTGGCCTTGCGTGTTGTGCCGCCAGCCTGGGGCAAGCCGTGGGAGCGCGATCGTATCTTTACCGCCATTCTTCGGATGTCTTCGCCGGACTGGTGGGGGCGTAAAATCTGGCGTTTGCGCTGTGACTGGCGTGAAAATCAACTTCGTGCAGTTGGCGCAGTAAACAAAAAAGCACACGCCTATGTAAGCGCCAGTAGCCTGATTGAGTGGGAGGAACAGCGCCGGAAAAATCGCAACTTCATGAAAAATCATGAATTGGTCGATCAGGATGGTAACGTTTCTTCGCTGGAAGACATGATTAATAAATCCACGTCTAATCCGGCTATTCGTCGCCATGAGCTTATGGCTCGCATGGCTGGTGTGGAGCTTGTCGCCCAGAGTCGCGGCGATGTCGGCATCTTCCTGACTATTACGAGTCCGTCGAAATATCACAGCAATATCCAATCCGGGCATCATAACGGTAAATGGAATCACACCACGGTTGCAGAGGCGCAGCAGTATTTATGCCGTGTCTGGAATCGTGCTACCGCCAAGCTGAAACGCGAAGATTTGCGCCCTTATGGCTTTCGTGTTGCGGAGCCGCATCACGATGGCACTCCGCACTGGCACGCCCTGATATTCATGCCGAAAGCTGAAGTTAAAGCGACTATCGCCATTCTTCGCGAGTACTTCATTAAGGAAGACCGCGCCGAGTTGGGCCGCAATACCGGTGCGCGTTTTAAATCCAAGAAAATGGACCCGCGTAAGGGATCGGCAACGGCATACATTGCTAAATACATTTCAAAGAATATCGACGGACACGCCCTGGCGGGTGAACTGGATGACGAAAGCGGCAAGCCGCTTAATGAAACTGCTAAATACGCAATGGCGTGGGCGTCACTCCATCGCATACGGCAATTTCAGCCGCTGGGCCAGCCACCTGTGTCTGTTTATCGCGAGTTACGCAAACTGAGCAACCAGATCACCGCGCGCCGGAAGATAGCCAACACCTTTAAGCGCGGCGCACCACAGATTGACGATCCTGCAATGGATGCCGTTTGTGCCGCTGCGGATGTTGGATGCTTCGCAACCTACATCATCCGCCAGGGCGGTGTGTTGGTACCGCGTGATCGCTACGTGGTGCGCCTGGCATATCAGCCAGCCGAGGAAATGAATGCCTATTGTGAAACGCCCGATAAAGTTTTTGGCGTTTGGTCACCCCGGCTGGGTGACGTATCCCGCATTTGTACGCGTCTTGTTAAATGGACTATTCGCGCCAAATCATCAGCTAATACCGAGGCCGAACGCGGCCCCGGTTTGGGGGTTGACGTTTGCCCGTCGCCCTTGGGCGACGCTTGGAGTTCTGTCAATAACTCTACGGAAGACGAAAAAATCACCGATTTTCAGCCTGACGATGAGGCAGAGACAGAAAATTCAGACGATGAAATCTTTGATTTTGACAACATGACCGATAGGCAACGTCGCAAATTGTGGAAGCGGCTCCGGGAAATGCCGCCGCCGTGCCGAAATGTTGCCCCGCCATATCCTCCAGGTAGTGATTTAGATATTGCCTGGCGGGCTGCCGCCGAAAAATTAGAGTCAAGACGCCTGGCTGAAGATGCCCAGCGCGTAGGTATGGGCCCGGCGATAGCCCGTCTGGAGTCAGAAGCTGCGTTGCATGGTCTGGAGCTTGGCGAGGCGTTGGCGGTATCGCTGTTGAAGGGTGGAAGCCTGACTGTTGGGGCAAAAGTTTATCGCGCAAAAGTTAGCGGCGAGCTAATCACGCGTCAGCAATTCGATGAGTCAGTGAAAGTGAATAGGTTGTGGGAACGGCTGAGGGATAACCACGGTGTGAACATCACCGAGCTGAGATTTGACCCGGTTGGGGAGTATCAAAAAATGCTCAAGTTAGTCACCGGGTAAAAATATCAACCGCGCGGGCCGTCGCAACTTGTTGTGATGGTTCGCGTGGTTCTGCGGGTGCGGGCGGCAAAGAGTCCGCAAGGTTTGTTTTTAAAAGCGAGAGGTTAAGAAAGTGAAAGCAAGTTATATCAGTTACTTTGAAGGCTGCAATGCGGCAGGTCATGTTGTTTTTGCTGGTAATGGATCAGCCACGGTTGAGTATGATGATGGTGATTGCGTTGATCCGGGTGGGTTTCTTGATTCTCATAAGGCCGCGCTTTTGAAGGCGGCCCAGGCGAAAAATCCTGGTGTTGTGTTCGTTTATATTAAGAATATTGTAAGGCTCTAGACTGCTGCAAAGGCCGCCTTGTTGGGCGGCTTTTCTGCAATGGAGGTTACTTGTTTTTTTTGAGTGGGTTCTTTTTCCATCGCTTAACTAGCCACTCGAATTCTTGATAGGTGGTCTCTGAGTTAATGTGCTCTCTGATGGCTTTAATCAGCGGTTCGGCAATATCAAACGTTTCAATTACAGTGCTGTAAGATGTGCGTTTGATCATCTCTTCGTTATAGATGCCCTCACGAATGCTGACCGCTACTCTTTCGTAAAAATTCAGAATGTACTGAAATTTTCGACGCTCAACCATTTCATCTTCAGTGATAGCACCGCCATTGCATGGGAAAACATAAGCGCGAAAAGATTTTCCTGAACGATGTACCTGTTTTAAAACGTGGAGCGATTCTAGGTATTGCGCGTCCTGGCGGCTCTCAAATAAAAAGTTTGCAGTCTGCGTTTTCTTTGCCGTTCGAACGTTGTAGATAATCGTTACGATAGCGGCAACAACACCGAGAAAAACAACGGCGCTGCTAATGATGGAAAGTGTGTTTGCGTCGAGAGTCATCAAATTTTATCCATAAAAAAGGCGGGGTAAAATCCCCGCCTCGTAGAGGTCATGCGGCTTAGAAGCCGTCAAATTCATCAAACATATTTTTCATAACCAACCTCCTCAGATTCTGCTGTAACCACGCGCAGTGGTTGTATGTGACAAAATTACCCCAAACGTAATAGGTAGTCAAATAAACGGTCACTTTTTTACCCGCACAATAGTGCGCAAATTTGCACAATAAAATCATTACCGATTTTTGGCGGTAACGCCTGTAGTGGTGCTGGTTGGGCGTAGATCTGCAAGTGCACGAAAACACGCGTGATCGTTGCGCGCAGGTGACGGGGGGAAAGCCCGCGCGGCAGGGTAGGTAGGGGGATGCCTCAAACATAGGAAAATTGGCGCAATTCTGGCGCGCTGCTGCGTTCTGTGTGTTGTGTGCGGGTAGTGGCGTGTTTAGATGATGAGGTGCTTAGAATGGCGCTGGCGCGCCGTGTGTTGATGTGATGCGGAGAGCGCCGCCGGGGTGGCGGCGGTGTGGTTATTTGATTGATTCAAGCAGGGCGTAAGGTCTAAAGCGGATCACTTCTTCGCCAAGCCAGTCGTTGACGTGCTTCAGTGCTTCCATTGCTGGCATCAGTTCGTTGATGGCAAACACGCGCGCGGCTTTCTCCACATCACCGAATGAGCCGTTGCCGTCCGGCATGGCCCCCATCAGTTGCGGTGGTACTCGGTGAGCGGCAAGGATGTCATCACGCGTAGCTGATTTGATATTTAAAAACTCATCCTTTGCAGATATCTGGCTGAAGGGCATCAGTTGTACCCCGTCTTTGCCGCCGCCTGGTGCGTGGATCACTACGTTCTTAAATGCGCCTTTGTTCCTGGCTCCTGCCAGCGTTTGCTGTATCTGTTTTACACCGGCGTCATCTACCTGTGATGTGCCGATGTAAAGAATGCAGCCAGCATGAGATCCGTTCTCATAGTACATTTTGCGGAACATATCCGCCGAGTGTGACAGGCTGGCTGACAACAGGGCGCCCATATATTCCGGCATTCCGTAGATTTCCTGATGAATATCGGGGTTCAGCACGTGGCAAACTGTGCCGGTTTCAAAGGCGCATTCGTCTTTCCACTGTCTGATAAACCAGTACGTGTCCAGGTCGGTGCCACGCCGGGTGTACTTAGCAGGGCAATGGCGAAGCGGTAGCCGCCCGCCTAGCCGGTTCTTTCGTTCTTCAAGGTAGAAGTTGCCAAACACAAACCAGTCAAGTGCCAGGGCGGAGAACGTCTGGCGAGACAGTAGCGGGTGTGGAATAAAGCATCCCGCCAGCGCGTTGCGCTTGAAGTACAGCGCTGACTGGTGCCAGGACGCTTTGCCGAATGAGCGCGCAAGCCCGTACCAGTCCACCGGCGTTTCGTAGTATCTGCCGTTATCGGCGCAATACATATTGTCGAGCAGGTCGTAAGCGTCAGTGACCTGGTATGGCCCGTCAAAGGTGAAGGCGCTCAGAGCGGGATCGCGCTTCAGCGCTTCGCCAATATCAGCCTGTTGCGCGCCGTCAGTAAGCATGGTCATACCGCTTTCATGTGTTGTTGTGTTCATTAAAACTCCATAACGAAACTACCGCCGCCGCCGTTCTCGCGTCCAAGCGGCTCGTTGATGACTGCCAGCATATTGGCCCAGGCTAAGTCGCCGTGACTGACTCCGCGCGCGCGGTCGGTGTCATAAGTGACTTGTCCGCCGGGGGTGGTGATCTTTCTGACAGCGTTGAATGCTGACACTAGCGCCTGTTCACTGCGGTCATACTCCCAGCGCCCCGCGCGGATCACCTGTTGCATTTTCAGTACCAGGGTGCGCTTTGATGACAGCGACATGATGAAACAGACCGCAGCCGGGAAGAACTTTTTGACCAGTTGCCAGACCGCTTCACCGATGCCGGTGCCGTCAATTGCGATGTGTCGAACGTTATATTTCATCGTCAGGTCTTCGATCACTTTGGCCTGTTCTTCAAACTCCATCCCGCGTAGCTGGCGCGTTTCTATCGTGCGGAACTTGCCACCACTGACCAGGGGAGGGGCAACCACGGAAACAGCGCCGCTGTCACCGTTGCCGCTGCCGCCGTTGGCGTCGTAGCCTATCCAGACTTCACGTTCACCCAGCGGGCGCGGTGCGTAGGGTTTCCAGTCCTGCCAGTCGTCGTAGCCGTCCGCGCCACACGTCAGTAGCTGATTGAGTGAGAAAACAGCCTCGCCTTCTCTGACGAACTCACACATGTACAGGTTGGTGTATTCGTCCGGGGTATTTTCGTCCTGGATTTCTTCCAGGTCGGTGAACTCCCAGCCGTGGTCGATCACGTCCTTCAGGGTGACAATCTGCCGCCAGGTTTTGTCCGGGCATAACAGGCCGCTGTTTAGCGTTTTCCAGCTTGTGTCGAAGTCTACCCGGCTGGACTTGGCCCGCTTCTCATTCCAGCGCTTGCCAGTCCAGAAGGGGTAGGCTTCGTGGCTTTCGCTCGATGGCGTTGAAAAGTAAGTGCGCGTAAGCCCTTTCAGGGTTGCCATAGCGCCAGCCACTTTGCGAAGGTTGGCAAAGTTGCCTACCCAGAAAAATTCATCAAAAAACAGGTTGCCGGTGTAACTCTGCGCGGTAGCGGCAGACGTGCCGAGAAAATGCAATTCAGCCCCGTTAGACAGCAAAATTTTGTCACCGCCCTTTAGTTCTACGTCTACCTCTTCGGCAATCTTCTGAATGAATCCCCTGAACTGGTGCGCCTGGCGGCGTGAAGCGGACAGAAAAATCTGGTTGCGTTGGTATCCGTGCTTAACGTCATCCCGCAGCGCCTGTAATAGCGCTTCGCGGGCAAAATACCAGGTTGCGCCAATCTGGCGACTTTTCAGGATCATGCGGTTTCGTTGCTGGCGCTGTTCAAACCATCCCTGCTGATGCCAGGCCAGAGAGTCCTGAATTTTTTCCCGCAGCGCGGCGATCTGCGCTTCGGTGAAGTGGTTTTTCTTCTTGCCCGCGCGCGCTTTCTTGAAGGGTTGCGCCGGTTGGCCTTCTGCCAGCTTCTTCACCTGGCGCGTGAGCGCGTCGATTTCCTTCAGATCGCCGCCGGTCTTTGTTGGTTTCATCGCGATTTGGCATAACCGGGCATCAATAGATTGTGTGACGCGCTGAATCGCGGGCGTTTCGTCCCATTCGTCGCGCTTTTTCCACGAATAAACCGTGTTCTGACTGATACCCATCAGGCGTGCGATCTCTGCTGGCGGGTAGCCCTGCCAGTAAAGCTGCTTTGCTCTCTGTCTTACAAATGCGTCCTGGATCATGCGGTGTCCTCTCGTTTCGATGGAGAGATTAACCCGCGCGCGTGGGCTGTTCCCGCTGTTTGGGTTGTGGGCCGTCTCTGACAACTAAAACGCGTTGAGACAATGACTTAGCAACTGACATCATGGAAAAACAGAAACCAACCGGCAGGAAAGAACATGAGTGAAACCAGCAAACCTACCCGGAAGAAATTCCGCGTTGCCGTCTCCGGTGCCACCGTTGACGGTCGCGAAATTCGACCAGATCACCTCCGTGATGCTGCCGCGAGCTATAGCCAGGACGTTTACGGCGCTCGCGTGAATGTTGAACATTATCTCTCGCCTTATCCAGGCAGTGATTTTGGTGCGATGGGGGATGTTACGGCGCTTAGCGCTGAGGACATTACTGAAGGTCCGCTAGCAGGGCGCACTGCGTTATATGCGGAAATTGAACCGTCAGCGCAAATGAAAGCGCTGACAGATGCCGGTAAGAAAGTCTATTCCAGTATTGAATTGCACCCGCAATTTGCACTGAACGGTAAGGCCTACATTGTCGGCCTGGCGATGACTGATACCCCGGCAAGTCTGGGTACTGATCGCCTGAAGTTTGCGGCCCAGCAGCGCCAGCAGGTGCAGGCATTCAATAAACAGCAGGGCGAAAGCGCGATGTTCTCTGACGCCATTGAAGCGGAAGTGATCGAACTGGCTGAGCAGCGAAGTGATGAAGGCAGCAAGTGGTTTAGCCGCATGAAGGAAATTCTGACCAAAAACCATAAAACCGACAGCGAGCAATTCAGCCAGGTGCGCGAAGTGGTTGAAGGTGTCGCCACGTCTCAGGCGGGCCTTATCGATCAGGTGGTGGAACTGAGAAGCCAGCGCGCTGACGACGCAAAGGAAATTCAGAAGTTGACCAGCGAACTGACCGACCTGAAAAACACACTGGCAAAGCAGGACGCCAGCACTTTCAGCCGCCAGCCCGCACAGGGCGGTAACACCGGCGTCGAACAAGCCGATTACTAACCACGCAAGCGAGAATAAAACACATGGAAAACAGTACCCGCGTACTTTTTAACGGCTATATCGATCGCCAAGCCAACTTAAATGGCGTGCGCTCTGATGATGTCGCCAAGTCCTTCAGCGTTGAACCGGCTGTGCAGCAGCGTATGGAAGCCGCTTCAATGGAAAGCGATGATTTTCTGAAGAAAATTAACGTATTCCCGGTAAAAGCCCAGGAAGGCCAAAAAATCCTGATTGGTAGCAAAGGCCCGATCGCCAGTACCAACAACAGCAGCGACGGCACCTCCCGCCGTAACCCTGTAGACAATCACTCTAAAGAGTCGAGCGACTACCGTTGCCGCAAAACAAACTACGACTCCGCTGTGAGTTATTCGCAGTTGGACGCCTGGTCTATGCAGCCTAATTTCCAGTCATTGATCAGCGAAGCAAACGCCCGCCAGATTGCGCTGGACCGCATTATGATTGGTTTTAACGGTACGTCTTACGCGGATGTGTCTGACCGTGCAGCCAATCCACTGTTGCAGGATTGCGGCGTTGGCTGGCTTCAGAAAATCCGCAATGACGCCCCGCACCGCATCATCAGCAAGGTCACGCTGACTGCGCGCGATGAAGACAACAAAATTGTCGCCAAAGGTACTTATGGCAACCTGGACGCGGCTGTTTTTGACGCCAAAAACACGCTGTTGGATTCGTGGCACCGCAAAGCGCCTGACCTGGTTGTGATCTTGTCTTCTGATCTGTTGACCAGTAGCTATTTCCCGAAACTGAACGCCCTGAGCCAGACCAACCCGAACAGCGAATTGATCGCGGCACAGTTGATTGTGTCCAGTGAAAAAGTTGGCGGTCTGCCGGTGGTCTTCGCACCGTACATGCCTGATGACTGTGTGCTGATCACGTCGCTGAAAAACCTCTCTGTGTATTACCAGTTGGGCGCACTGCGTCGAACCATCAAAGAGGAACCGCAATATAACCGCGTGGCTAACTACCAGTCCTCAAACGATGACTTCGTTGTAGAAGACTACGGCAAATGCGCATTCATTGACGGGATCACCTTTGCGGAGGCCGCCCCGGAAACGCAATCCGCAGAATCTGAAGAGAACGCGGGCGCGTAACTGAAATTGCGGGCGCTTAGGCGCCCGCCACCAGGAGACACAGATGTTAACCCCAGCGCAAAAACACTATCAGCAAGTGATGGCTGATCGACGCGGAGAAAGCGCCGCACAACATAGCGTTGTACGTACCGCGCATGAGCAAATTTTGCATCGTCTACGCCTCGATCAGGCCTCTCTTAAGGCGGTGCAGTCTACTGAAACAAAAGCTGTGATGAAGCGTGACATGTTGCCGAATTACCAGGGCTGGATTGATGGGACTCTGGAGGGTGACAGCGGGCGACAGGATGAAGTGATCACCACGATGATGCTATGGGCGATCGACTGCCAGGACTACCCGCAAGCGCTGAAGATTGGGCGCTATGTGGTGAAGCATGGCCTGTCTATGCGTGACGATTTCAAACGTACTGCGCCGGTGATGCTGGCTGAAGAAATCAGTAACCAGGCGCTGAACGTGGCGACGACTGACGCTGAGGCGGATATGTCGGCTTATATCACCGTGCTGGATGACCTGGCGGAGATTGTCGCCGGGGCTGATATGCCGGATGAAGTGCAATCCAAACTCTGCAAGGCCCGCGCCTTCTCGCGCCGTGGAACGGCTGACAATGAGACAAAAGGCGAAGCGCTAAAACTGTTTCGCCGTGCGACGGAACTGAACCCCGCAGCGGGCGTGAAACGTGAAATGCAGTCTATTTCACGCGAATTGAAGAAGCTGGCGGCCCCGCAACCGGAAGCGACAGCACAACCGGAGCCTGTGCCGGTTGTCGCAGAGAAGAAAACCCAACGTAAGCCGAGCGCGGATAAAGCTGCGAAACCGGCAGCAAAAAAACGCGCACCGCGTAAAACGGCGAAAGATAAAAAAGAATCTTAACGACTTCGGCCCCGACCGACAGGAGGCACACGCGGAGATCTGCACGTAACTGGTCTTTTCACCGCGTGTCCACCTCCTGACTTTTTAAGGAGCGCTCATGAGTAGCCTGATAGCGACAAAAACGCCGTTTCCGGCTGGCAGTGACGTAACTGATGTTGATGACGGTGATTCCACGGTAACGGCGGGAAGTTTCTGGCCTGTCATTAACCTGAAGGATTTACGCCTTGCCGCGCGTATTACCGGCGGCGTCACTACTTCGCGACTGATGCACGTTACTACTGAAGCCGTGGGACACGTCATCGAGCAACTTGAAGAGTGGCAGATCAATCAGCAGGGGCTGGGCTATGAGGCGCTGAAGAACGTGCCCGCCGTGGAGATAAACGGCGAGAGCGTGAAGGTGTACCGCTACCGTCGTGCGGTTTATTCCATTGCCCGCGCCCTGGTGATTGAAGGTTACCGGGACGTTGATACCACGCCAAAAGGCGACAAAGACGCCGCCGCGCTGGATTTGCAGCGCGAAGACCTCTGGCGTGATGCGCGCTGGGGTATTGCAGACATCCAGCGCAAGCCGCGCGTTTATGCGGAGTTGTGCTGATGAAGGTCACCGCGTTACAGGGCGATACGCTGGATCAGCTATGCCACCGGCACTACGGAAAAACCAAAGGCGTTACTGAAGAAGTATTGACCGCCAATCCGGGGCTGAGTGGGCAGGTTTTTTTAAACGCAGGGCAGGTGGTTGAAATGCCGGACATTGATACCCAGCCCGCACAAGAGATGGTGCAGTTATGGAGCTAAATTCGTTTCACCGTTTATGGGACTGGGTTACCTGGATTTCTTCATCCATCAGCGTTGGTGTTGGTGTGATGACGTGGAATGAAAAGTTGGGGGTTGCCGGTGTTGTTTTGGGTGCCCTGTCAGGCTGGCGCGCCTGGGTACATCGTGCGCGGGTGGAGAAGGCACAGGCCCGCCGAAACTCACTGATTGAGCAAATTCTTGATCAGGCTGAGCGCCGGGGGCTTACCGATTTTGAGCGGGTGAAGCTGGCGCAATTCCAGGCGGGTGACGATGAAGACGGTTATTAAGCGTTGCTCCATCGCCGTGATTGTTGCCCTGGGCTTATCAATGTCGCCCGATGCGCTGAGAACGTCGCTGGAAGCACAACAAAAAATAGCCTCCTGGGAAGACTGCCGTAACACGCCTTATTACTGTACCGCCGGAGTGTTGACCGTGGGGATCGGCTCCACCGGTGGTGTGGAAAAACGCGAGTATAGCAACGCTGAAGTAGCGCGCCGGTGGGTTAGTGATATGCAGCATTCTGAACGCTGCGTAAACCAGAACTTCAACGGCGAAGCGATGCCGCAAAAGGTGTTCGAAAGCATGGTTGATGGCGGGCTGAATGTGGGTTGTACGGGCCTGATGTGGTTTACCGATAAACAGGGCCGCAAACAGCGTACAACCATCTGGAAAAATGCCCAGGCTCACAACTGGGGCGGCGTTTGTGATCGCTTAACTGACTTTGTAAACAGTGCCGGTAAGCGCTCGCAAGGGCTGGTCAATCGGCGCACTGACTTTCAGGCGTGGTGCCGGATGGATGCGGGGGCGCAATGAAAGCAGTTTTATGGGGTTTGGTGTTAGCCGCTCTTACTTACGGGGCCGGGTATTACCGGGGATATACAAGCGGCGTGGCGGATGACAACGAACAGAAGTTACAGCGCATGTTTGATGAAAGTGAAGCCGTGATAGGTGAAATGCGTGATCTGTCTGCTGATGCGCGGGCGGTGCTGGCTGAGGCCAAAAAAGCGGAACAAACACGCAACCTGGCGGGTGAAGAACGCCGTAAAAACATAACTGAGGGGATGCGTGATGATTCGTGTGCCGGTGCTCTTGCTCCTGTTGCTGTCAGTGATGGGTTGCTCAGGAAAAATCAGAGTTCAAACGCGGTTGATTCACGAGCCGATACCGGAAAGCCTGACCGATGAAACGCCCACGCCGGAACTGAAAACGCCGGTGACGTGGGGCGGCATTGCGATTTGGGCCGATCAGTTGCATGACGCGCTTGATACCTGCAATGCGGATAAGAGTGATATCCGGGCGCTAAATCTGTTGCGCCTGGCACGCCAGAGGGGAGGGGAACCACATGCTGAAAATTAACTCATTACGTAGCGCGCTCACCAGGGCTAATCCGTGGTGTCGTGCCAACCCTGAAGCCTTCAGCGTTTTTATTGAATCCGGGCATGTTGAGACGACCGGCGAAACGGCTGACTTTGTTTACGCCTATACGCTGTGTCTCTTTGTGATGAATTTTGCCGGTGATCTGGATGATTTCACGTTGCCGCTGATGGCCTGGCTGTGGCAGGAACAGCCGCAACTGTTGCTGAACCCGGAGAAGAACAAAGAAATTAAGTTCACAACGGCAATCAATAATGACGATACCGCCGATCTGTTTTTTGAACTGCCTATTAGTGAACGCGTGATTGTATCGCGTGATGAAGCCGGGAAGCTGACCGGAAAGCATAAGCCGGAACCCCGCCCGCGCATGATGCCAGAGTGGGGCGCGATGTTGAGCGAACCAGGGAGTGACAACCCATGAATGCCGGTGATGTTCACGCGCTGGATCAGTATTTCGCAGACATCCTGGCGGGGGCGTCATCCAGTGGGCGGGCCAGAACGGCGCGCGCCGTGGGTAAGGTTTTACGAATTAGCCAGCAACAGCGCATACGCGCACAGCGCAACCCGGACGGAAGCCAGTACCCGTCACGCCGCCGTAAAACGCTGCGCACCCAGCAGGGGATCGCCTTTATCTGGGAAGGGCAGTTGCGCCGGTTGAAAAACTGGCACAGCGGGCGCGGTAAGTACGGGCGGACTATTACCGGATTTGATGAAGACCGTAATGAGATCCGCACGTTCTACCGTGCCGATATTGAACGCTATACGGAAATTAATACCCGCGCGGGCCAGCGCTCAAAAGTGGTCAAGGCACCAATGTTTGTAAAGCTGAGAACCGCCCGCTTTATGAAAGTGAAGTCATCAAGTGAGGGGGCTGAGGTGGGTTACAGCGGTATGGCGGCCCGTATCGCCCGCATTCATCAGTACGGGTTGCGTGAACAGGTGGGCCCGGGGGCGTTTGCGAAGTATGCGCCGCGTGTCCTGTTGGGGATCTCTAAGGCCGATGAAGCGCTGATCCGTAGCGCGGTGATTAACAGCCTGGGGAGTGCCGGGGCATGAGTGCCGAACTGTTGCGCCTCCTGTCTAACGTGCTCCGCGTAGGCGTGGTTTTTGCCATATCGGAAGACGGCAAGAGTGTGCGGGTGCAGAGCGATGATTTACAGACAACCTGGCTTCGCTGGACGACAACGCGCGCCGGTGCTTTTAAATTCTGGTGCCCACCATCGCTGGGCGAGCAGGTTTTGCTGGGATGTATGGGCGGCAATCCTGAAACAGCCGTTGTGCTGGGTAGCCTCTACAGCAACGACAACGACGCCCCCGCCAGCAGTCTGATGCAGATGATAATCACCGCACCTGATGGGGCTGAATTTAGCTATGACGCGAAGGCGGGCGCACTGAGTGCCGGCGGCATGAAAACCGCCACAATCCAGGCTGCAACGAAAGTCACGCTTGATGTGCCGGAGGTGGAATGTACTAACCACCTGAAAGCGAAAACATTTGATTTCACTGAAGGCGGCAAGATGACCGGAGATGTAGATCACAGCGGCGGCGCACTGAAGTCAAACGGCGTCCAGGTTGATGATCATGACCACGGCAAAGTGCAGCGCGGCGATGCATGGACGGAGGGTATTAAATAGTGACGGCGAAATATACGGGAATGAACCAGGGCAGCACTGGGATGGTTTCAGATAGCGATCACCTGTGGCAATCCGTGAAAGATGTCTTGCTGACGCCGCTGGGGTCACGCGTAATGCGCCGGTCATACGGCAGCTTGTTACCTGATTTGCTGGACGCGCCGAAAAACGAGACAACACGCCTTCAGCTAATGAGCGCCACGGTGATTGCGCTGACGCAATGGGAGCCGCGGATCGCATTGAACCAGGTCGATATTACGTATTCAGACGCGGGGGCCGTGACGGTTGAGTTAAGCGGATTGATTACCACAACAATGCAGCCGGTAAGCGGCGCGGTAAAAGTGAAGGAGTCAGGCAATGGCAACGGTTGATTTATCTGAACTTCCACCGCCGGAGATTATCGCGACGCTCGATTATGAAACCATTCTGAGTGAAGTGATAGCGATGATCATTGCCGCATACCCGGAAGAAAAACAACTGGCAATAGCGGCGGCAATGGCGCTGGAGTCAGAGCCCCTGACCGTGATCGCTCAGGTGTTTTCCTACCGGGAATTGATGTTGCGACAAACGGTCAATGACGGTGCTGGCGCTTGCATGTTGAGTCACGCCAACGGCGGCAATCTGGATAACCTGGCGGCAAATAACAACACAGAGCGACTGACGATTGTTGAGGCGACAGATACAACGGATGCGGTAATGGAAAGCGACGCCGCGCTGCGCTTACGTGCGCAATCGGCATTCGATGGGCTGAGTGTTGCCGGGCCTACCGGCGCTTACGAATATTTTGCTAAAAGCGCATCGGGGAAAGTTGCTGATGTTAAGGCATCAAGTCCGGCACCGGCTGAAGTTGTTGTTTCGGTGCTCTCTGCTGAGGGTGACGGAACGGCTTCAGACGAGCTGATCGCAACGGTCAACGCAAAGTTATCAGACGAGAGTATTCGCCCCGTTGGTGACCGGCTGACAGTCCAGAGCGCTGAGATTATCAGTTATGACATCAATGCCACGCTGTATCTCTACCCAGGCCCAGAGTCTGAGCCCATTGTGAACGCTGCTGAGGCGTCGTTGCAGAAGTGGCTCAAAAGCCAGTGGCGGATCGGGCTTGATGTTGCCAGGTCTGCAATTTTGGCGGCGTTACACGTGCAGGGCGTGCAGCGTGTGGAACTGGATTTACCTGAACGGCTGATTATCAGCGATACACAGGCGGCGCGGTGCGCTTCGGTCACCATCACGAGAGGCGGAACCGATGAATAACAGTCTGTTGCCACCTTCAGCCAGTGATTTTATGCGCGGTGCCGAGGCCGCAACCTGGCGCGTGAGTGATTTGCCCGTAGACCTGAAAACGCTGTGGAACCCTGATGAATGCCCGGTTGCTTTACTGCCTTATCTGGCCTGGGCGTTATCGGTTGATCGCTGGGATAAAGGCTGGTCAGAACAGACAAAGCGACAGGTGATTAAATCCGCCTGGCTGGTACACCGGCAAAAGGGAACTATTGCGGGGCTGCGCCGTGTCGTTGAGCCGTTCGGCTTCCTGATAAAGGTCGTTGAATGGTGGCAGAACGGAGGCGAGCGGGGAACATTTCAACTTGAAATTGGTGTTTCTGACTCAGGGATTACAGAAGAAACCTATCTCGAGCTTGAGCGCCTGATCGCTGATGCAAAACCATGCTCACGCCACCTGACCGGCCTTGCAATCAGTATGCAGGCGAAGGGAGAGGTATACGCCCACGCCGGGTGTTATGGCGGTGACGTGATGACTATTTACCCCTATATGCCTGAAGCCGTAGAAGTCAGTGGCGGGTATTTTCCCGGGGGCGCAATTCATATTATTGATACGTTAGAGGTAACAAATGGCGGCTAAATTCTTTGCCCTGCTGACTGCTCAGGGGGCGGCAAAATTATCAAATATGGCTGCGCTGGGTGAGAAGTTAGAAATCACCTCGCTCGCAGTTGGCGACGGCGGCGGCAAATCACCAACGCCAAACCAGGCACAGACAGCGCTGGTTAACGAGGTGCGCCGCGCCCAGCTTAACTCGCTGTCAGTGGACGATAAAAACGACAGCCAGATTATTGCGGAGCAGATTATTCCTGAATCCGTTGGCGGGTGGTGGATTCGTGAAATAGGACTCTTTGACGCTGATGGTATCTTGATTGCTGTGGCTAACTGCCCGGAGACGTACAAGGCCACAACAGAGGAAGGATCAGGCCGTACGCAGGTTATCAGGATGGTGCTCACGGTATCGAGCACTGATGCCGTTACCCTGAAAGTTGATCCATCGGTTGTGCTGGCAACCCGGCAGTATGTTGATAGTGCTGTAATTGAGGTGAAAACCTATACAGACAACGCGATAAAAAAGCACGTTGACACCGCTAATCCGCATAGCCAGTACCTGTTGATTGAAAATGCTCTTAAAGAATTGATTAAGGCCGGGTTGGTTGGAGAGGCTATCAAAAACCTTGGTTTAGATAAAACAGTTCAATTAGCAGCCGATGCGTTACCTGCTTCTGGTGGGAGGGTTACTGGTGATGTGATTGTTGAAGGTATTATCTCAGCAGTCGGACACGAAATGATCGTGGAAAAAGAGAGTGGTTTTTCAGGTATTCATATCAAAAATAAAAGCAGTGAAAATGGAAGTGCATGTGGTTTGGATTTTTCATTTGGTGGAGCAATTATGTCGTCGATTATTTGCGGCATAATGGGAAACGGCGCGAACTATATTGATTTTGCTTTATCTCCATCAGGGGAGATCTCCGATCGTCGAGTTAATGCATTCACAATGAATGCTGATGTGAAAAAATTGATTTTTCAGAATGATTGGGGCATTCAGGGGTATGTGAAAAATACAGACTTTACTCAGGTAATGGCTGATGCCGGTTGGGTGCGTTTTCCAAATGGAATAATTTTACAGTGGTGTTGGGGGAATACTGATGGTGGCGGCTGGGCTTCAGCCCCTTTTCCTATTGGTTGGCCTGTTCGCTGTTTTGGTATCTTGCCATGCAATGTGGCTGGTAATGCAGCAGCGTCGGCGATTGCTGGAGTTAAAAGATTAAGCGATCGAGATATGCAGGTTTCTTTATTAGAAAGAACAGGCGCCGCTGCGTCAAAACCATTCTTTTGCTTTGGTGTGGGGTGTTAATTATGTTTAGTAATATATATTTCAGTGCTAAGAATAACTCATTCTTTTTTGAGTCAATGAAATCAGACTATGAAAAAACGAATACTTGGCCTGATGACATTGTTGAAGTTGAATCTGATATTTATCAGAAATACACAGGAAGGCCGCCAGAAGGAAAAGGTAGAGGAGGCGACGCTTCCGGTCAGCCTGTATGGGTTGATGTATCAGAGCCTACAGCCGATCAGTTAATTGCGTTAGCTATACAGCAAAAAAAAGACTTGGCTGAAAATGCAGGTACAGAAATTGCGTGGCGGCAGGATGCGATTGAAGCTGGTATTTCAACCGATGATGAAGTTATTCAGCTTGCGAAGTGGAAGAAATATCGGGTGCTATTGATGCGTATTGACACATCAAAAGCCCCCGACATTATCTGGCCTGATATCCCTGAGGATTAATTTGATAGGCTTTTTAGTCTAAAGTTTGCAATTAAATTATCTTTAATGATATTAGCTATTGAATAGCTAATGCAAATAGTGCATGCGACTGTTGTTATGACTAACCAATCAGATGCAAATTGTTTTGCAAGCTGAATGGCATAGATTTGTATAAGATATATGTTTTTTGAGTGCTCGCGAATTGTGAAGGTGTTTTTTGTTTTCAGGGTGATATCTAGCACTTTTAAAAAAACAAAAACACCAGCGAACGGAAGTGAAAAAAGCATATCAAAGGTATATGTGCCATATGAATAATTTACGGATGCCTCAATGATGACCAAAATAATGGAACCAATGAGTAAATATGTATTGTTATTTCTTATATTATTTTTATTTATAAGGTATCCAAGCATAAATAATGGAAAACCCATGAAAAGACCGTTTCTGGAAAAGAAAACTGTAGCGAGAGACCATATATCACGATTTATGTCAATGGCATAATTTGCGCGATATTGAAGTAACGTGCCGCACGTATAAAGTATGCAGCATATGATTATTGATGTGCGATCTTTTAGCTTAGCTAAAAGTAATGTTAATAATGCCGATACTATCAGGGCAGGGAAAAACCATAAGTGCCAAAATCCAAATACTGCATTTAGAGATAAATATGTAAGGTCTGTCGCTAAAGGTTTACCCGCCCTAATAAAACCAACTAACCCTAGTATTATTGGCAAGTAAAGAAGCGTCCATAGAGCATAGGTTTTTATATTGTGAGAAAACCATTTTTTAATTTTATTTTTTTGCATTACAGAAAAATAAAAATACCCACTAGTAATGAAAAAGAATGGCACTGCAATCCTTAGAAGTCCCTGGCAAGTAACATATCCTATATAATTACTGTTGCCGCCTAAAATGTCTGTGTGTATAAAAATAATACAAAACGCAAAGAAAAGTTTTGCGTAATCAATTGAGGAAAGGTTTTTCATATAGAGTCTAGTCGCGCAATTAGGAAGAATGTGGTTATTTTACTTACAAAAATTCTAAGGGCAATCATTTAGTCTGCACAATTTACACATAATTGAGCAAAATTAGAGCCAGGTCTCTTGTTGCTCCCCTCGGTGAAAACCAATCCGAGGGGGATATTTTTACTTGTTTAAAACAGACTGGATGCGGCAGCGCTGATATTATTCAGCGCTGAGTTGGCTGTGTTTTGTAGGTTGCTGAGTAAATCACTCACTGATGAAGACTGGAGGCTTTCGCGCAGGTCTTCATCCTGCCTTTGAAACGTGATCGTAAATTCTATTTTCTTCGGCTCCCCATACTGGTCAAATTCAGTATCGGTTGTCTGAAGCTGCGTTATCGAATACATGCCATATATCCGCCCGGTGCCGCTGATAAGGGGCCAGGGGCGTCCGGTATATGCCTGTGTATCGAGCACAGTTAGACTCACCTTGCCGCCGGTCACTGAAGGGTACAAAACGCCGGATAGGGTGATTTGATCGTCACCTGCACCAATGTATTGCCACTTTGCCGATCGGTTTATGCGCTCGTTCTTCACATGCCGCCAGGTCTTTGACTGCTGCAATTGTTGGTGTGGAACGGTTTTTAACTCAAAGACGAACATTCCGTAAACCATCATCATTTTTTTGCTCTCCTAATCTTTGTCTCTGAAACTGCTGCCAGAGCGGGAACGCTTGTTAAGTTCCGCCACAACTGCTTCACCCACCATCCGTGCAATGTCGCGGGCGTCGTTGCTGAGATTGCCGTGCATATGAATGTGAATATGCATTTCATCAGGCGCGGTGTTTTGCGTCGGTCTGCTGGCTTGTTTACTGGATTGCCCGCCAATAGCCTGTACTTCAGCCGCCGGTTTAATCGGTGCTGATGCCGCTGTGATAGCGGGGCGTGCGCTAAGTTGGGCCAGGTTAGCGCCAGGGGTTGATTGTGCTTCCTGCCATGCGCCGTGGACGGCTAAAGCGCGGGGCAGATTTTTAAACACGATATCGCCAGGGCCGATCCGCTTTTTGGTTTCATCCAGCATCCCGCCGGTGTTGTCGGCAATTTTCTGTAGGCGTCGTTGCGTTCCTGTATCAGCGGCAATCACTGGTGACGGTGGGGCAATAGGTGGCGCGGTTACCGCTTTCACATCACCGGTGAGCGCGCTAACTTTATCCTGCAGCATAGCCAGTCCTGCCGGTGTTAACTCCTGCTGTATCTTTTGTGCCTTTGCTCTGGCTGCTTCAATGCCTGAAGGGATTAATCCCAACTTTTCCAGTATCCAGCCAATGCCTTTCATTAACCCCGTTAAGGGCAACATTAACCCCTGAAGCACCGCACCAAATACGGTGCCGAATCCATACCCGGCAATTTTGCAATCATCCAGCGTCTTTTGTGTTGTTTGCATTGGGCTAATCAGGTTTGTAAACCACTGCCACACTTGGGCGAGCGCATTTGAAATAACGCCAAATATCGGGGCTAGAGAGGAAAACGCAGTGATTAAAGGGGCGAGGGCATTAACCACACCAGTAAAGAATCCCGCAAAGAAGGCTTTGATCGGCTCCCAGTATTTCCAGACCAGTAGACCTACCGCGATAAGCGCCGCGCCAATCAGTCCAATCGGACTCAGGATAAACGACAGCACACCGCCGAGAGCGGAAATTGCGGTTGTGGCAATGCTCATGATAGTGGGGATGCCGGACAATCTGAGGAGAAGGCCACCAATGCTCTTAGTTAGCCCACCAATCGCCGCCCCTGGCGACATAAACGCCCCCATCATAATTCCGCGTAACGGCGCAAGAATGCTGGTAAGTTTTCCAGTACTTCCCGCTATTCCGCCCAAAATTGGGCCCCAGGCCCGCGCGCTGCCAAGCGGCCCGGTAATGGCACCACCAAGACGACTGAATAGAGATAGCGCACCGCCAGCACTGCCGGAACTTGTCAGCAGGGTAAAGCCGAGTTGCAGTTTTGCCAGCGGGCCAAGAAGTAAGCCAATAGCCAGAGACGTTGCACCAATCGCGGCGGTGAGGGCCAGCGCACTGCCGCCAACTACCAGAAGGGTTTTTGATAGCTGCGGATTCTTATTCGCCCATTCCGTCATCACGCCGATCGTACCGGTTAGTGCCTGGGTGAGTTTTCGCAGTGCGCCGTCCGCCAGTTCTTCAATCTGGATGCGGAACGCTTCCAAGGCGCTATCGAGTTCTTTTAGATCCCCGCCCAGGTTGTCCGCCATTTTTTTTGCGACGGTGGCGGATTCACCGGCGGCGCCCTGAAGTTCTTTTGTGAGCTTTTGTAGCTCCCCCGAACCTGCCGCCTGTACCAGCGTTTGAAGGCCCACAAAAGCCTCTTCACCGGCGATGTCCTTGAAGAACGATACCTGATCGACTTCGCCGTATTTTTTCGTGGCCTTGAAAAGGTCTGACAGCACGGTTTCCATCGGGCGCATTTTCCCGTTGGCGTCGGCAACTGATACGCCCAACTCTGCCAGGGCTTTAGCCGCGGCTTTTGGCGGTGAGGCTAGGCGGGAAAGGCTGGAACGCATAGCTGTACCGGCGTCACTGCCGCGCAGACCGTTATTGGCAAGCATACCCGCCATAGCGGATGCCTCTTCCAGGCTAATTCCCAGATTAGCCGCCACTGGCCCGGCATATTTCATTGTGTCGCCCAGGGCGCGCAGGTCGGTATTGGTACGGGTAAAAGCGGCGGTTAGCGTATCGCCAACCCTGTCCATCTGATCTGATGACAGCTTGAATTGCGTCAGGATGTTTGAACCGATATCAGCGGATTCGCCCAGATCCATGCCACCGGCTAACGCCATATTCAGAACGCCAGGCAATGCGGCCTGAATTGACTGTGGTGTAAAGCCCGCCATTGCTAAGAAGGCTTGCCCGCTGGCGGCGTCTCGCGTGGTAAATGCGGTTTCAGCACCCAGTTTTTTAGCCTGGGCGCGCATAGCGGCAAACTGTTCATCGCCCTTATCCAGGCGAGTCAGTGCACCTACGCGGGACATTTCCTCATCAAAACCAACGGCTGGGGCCAGGAAGCGTCCGGCAGCGTAGCCCGCCCCCGCGCTTGCGCCAACAGCCATTGCGCCGCCGGTGCGTAGTTTGCCAGCCGTGGCGCTCAGACGGTCATAGCGGGCGCGCGCGTTGGTGACTGCGGCAAGTTGTCGCCGTTCTCTCTCAAGCGTCTGGTTATATTGCTCAGTGCGCCTGATGGCGCTTTGAATTGTGCGATCGCCGCCCGCCAGTGAGACACCGTGCGCGCGCAGCGCCTGGGACGCTTGCTGGAGTTTTGCTGTCTCCTGTGACCGGCTGGCATTCAGGCGATCAAGTTTCGCCGCCAGTGCCGTCATGCGCTCGCGCTGTGCGTCGGTTAGTACGGTGCCGTCCTTCTGGGCTTTGTTCAGGCCGTCAAAGGCGCGCTGTGTTGTAGTAAGTTGCTGGGCTGTCTTTTTAACGCGCTCATTCAGGCGGTTGAATGCCTGGGATTGCGTTTCCAGATCCTTGATAGAAGATTGTGTTTTTTTGAGGGATTCAGATAAGCCGCCCACTGAGTTGCGGGCGGCATTTACCGGGCGGGTTAACTTATCAATCGCACTGAAGGCGACACGAATATTAAGGTCTTTCATCTTCACTGTTTCCGCTTCGGATAGCCGCCCGCTCACGCCAGGCTATCACCTCACTCAGGGACATAGTGAAAACCTCTGAGGGCGGCCAGTTGAAAATAACTGCTATATCAGCAACCAGATCATCGATCAGGTCAAAGTGGGGCGCGTTTACTCGCTCTCCGTCTCCGTCTCGTTCTTCGTGCCAGGCTCCTTCGGCGCTAAAAAAGGCGTTAGTACCTCGCAAAGTTCAACAAAGTCAGATGTTTCCATTTCACTGATTTCTTTGAGCTTCAGGCGTGGGGAAGTGCAGCGGGTTAACAGGGTGCTGATGCTGTCCACGTCCATATTCATAACGTTCACCAGGCGAAGGCCGCGCAGGGAGCCAGCCTGTTTCACTTCGTCAGTGATCGTGATGGTTTTGATTTCGTTGCCGTCGCGGGAGATCGGGCGGGTCAGTGTTACGGTGTTTTCTTGAGTCATCGTTTTAATCTCCGGGCGGCATCACCACGATGCCGCGCCTGTAGTGGTTGTTGGTTACCCCATGCCCAGCGCGGACATCACGCGGGAAGGGTAAATATTTTCGCCGTTGCGTTTGTACACGAAGTTCAGCAGGTCAATTTCCCAGATGGGCTTATCGTCAATTGACAGCTTGTAGTACGTGTTTTTAATGGCGTAGGTGACGGATGTATCTTCGCCCTGTTTGCTTTCGCCGCCGTCGATTTCGGTGAATTTGCCGCGCATTTCCACGTCAACGATCTGGCTTTCGCCGGATGTGTAATATTCCCCGGTGAATCGGATAAGCGTACCGTCCAGATCGCCGCCGTATTCCAGTAGCAAAGCCTGAACCAGGCCGCCTACAACCATCGTGGCATCAAGCGCGCCGCTATCCAGTCCGAGATCGACAGCAACAGAGCCAATCATCCCGCCGCCCTGATAGTCGTCAGTTTTGCGGGTCAGTTTTGGCAGCGTGACAGATGTCACTTTGCCGATATTGTTCACGCTGTTCACAAAGCAGGTGAACAGCCGTAGTTTTGGTGGAATCGCCATTTAGTTACTCCCCAGAGACGAAAACGCGCCTTCAAAATATTCATCGGTGAACGTCTGGATCAGCGTCAAATCTTCCATCGGTGGCACTGGCGTGTACTTGTAGCGGATCGCCACTTTGCCCTGAATCAGGTTTGCGGTTCCGTTGTCCACGATGTCAAACCAGGCTTCCGCGCCAAGCAACTTGCCAGCTGTGACCAGTGCACTGAGTTTCTTGTTAATCGCGCTCACCACGTCTTTCACGTTGGTCGGGGTGAGTGGCCCGTCAATGGTTTCAAATTGCGCCTCTGCGATGGTGTCCGCCAGGATTTGCGCCGTGCGGGTGTACACCTCAAACACAAATTCATTGGTGTCTGTGGTGCGGTTACCCCAGAAACGGAAGCCATTACGCTTGATGATGGTGGTGATTTCAGCGTTGTTCAGCGTCTGTGCGTCACTGTCTTCAGCCTGAAGCGCCCAGAAAACATCCTTCGAAATGCCAAGCACATTGCTGACGGCAATGTTAGATAGCGAGCGGTGCCAGCCGTACTGGTTATCAATAAACGCGCGCAGCCCTACCGCATAGGCCGGGGCCGGGAATACTTCATTTTCCCCGGACACCTGGTTATATGCGATGTAGTCAGGCCAGATCAGCGTGAGTTCGCGTGATGCGAAGGTTTTACGATACGCGAGGGCTTCCGCCAGCGTCTTGCAGCCGTTACAGCTTGCATAAACATAGGCGCGAAGCTGTTTGGCGATCACACAAAGCTGTGCCGTCACTTCTTCGGTGTCGTATTCAGGAACCGCCAGGATGCGCGGTCGATACTGTGTCTTCTGTTCGGCAGTCAGAAGCGCATACATGCCGGTGTAGTTACCTTCAGCATCAGAGCCACCGATAATTAGTTGCGCTTGCGTTTTCGCTTCTGCGTCGCCTTCCAGCGGCTTGGCTGCGGCGACACGAACAACAATGACTTTCGCGCTTGCCTGGTCTGAAATGGCTTTCAGCGTTTTGTACAGCGTCCCTGTTTTCCCCGCCTTGCCCAGCATCGACTGAGGCCGCGTGATAAGCGTTGGGGTGTTGAGTGGAAATGCGTCTTCGTCCGCGTCATCAGCGATGACAATTACGCCAATGACGCTGGAGTCAATGTCGTTAATTACCTTCGTGATGTCGGTTTCTTCTTTGGTGCGAGCACCGTGAAAACGTGTCTCAGACATGTTTGTCACCATTACGTTTTGTTGAGTTCGCCACCATGATTGCTGATTGACGTAACGGCTTCACGCCTTTCTGGTTGTGCTATCTCTCTGACAACTAAAACGAATTCTCCCACGCGCGCTCGCGTGGAATTATTCAGCAAAACGGGAGGGTGTATGAGTGTTTCAGTGATCAGCAGTATGATTTCGGGCGCGGCTGGCGGTGTCGATGACATCCTGACGGAGGCGTTAAAAATACCGGCATTCAGCGTCCGGCAGGGCGGAAAGGTGTTAACAGAATTATCAGATCGCGTGATATCCATCAGCCTGACGGACAACAGGGGATTTGACGCCGATCAGCTGACATTAGAGCTGGATGATACTGATGGAAGCGTTGCCCTTCCGCCGCGCGGTGCTGAGTTGTCTTTCTGGCTGGGGTGGATGGGTGAAGCGCTGGTTTATAAGGGCGTGTACACGGTTGATGAAGTCGCGCATGACGGGCCGCCAGACCGTATCACGGTGACCGCCAGGAGTGCAGATTTCAGAGAAGAGTTTAACGTGAAGCGTGAAGTCTCCTGGCATGATGTGACTGTGGAGCGGGTTGTGTCCGCTATCGCAAAACGGTATGACCTGACGCCGCAAATCAGCGATCTGTTAATGGATGTGGAAATTGACCACGCCGATCAGACTCAGGAAAGCGATATGTCATTTCTGACCAGAATGGCGGAAATGTTAGGGGCCATCGCCACGGTAAAAAATGGCAGTCTGTTATTTATCGTGCCGGGTGGTGGTTTCACAGCATCAGGGAAGGCTATTCCGTCGATTGCCATCACGCGCAGCAGTGGCGACCGGCACCGCTTCCGCGTTGCTGATCGTGACGCTTATACCGGCGTCCGCGCGTACTGGCTTGATCTGAATTACGGGAAAAAGAAAAAGGTCAGTGTCCGCCGCCGAGCCACAACGAAAAAAAAGGATAAGAGCAGCAGCAGGGAAGGTGACTACATTGAAGGCGCTGAAGGTAACGTTTTTATTATGCGTAAAACCTTCCAGAACGAAGAGGCCGCCAGGCGCGCAGCGGCGGCGAAGTGGCAGCAGTTACAGCGCGGCGCGGCGGAGTTTTCGATCACCCTGGCGCGCGGGCGCGCGGAGTTGTACCCGGAAATGCATTCGACGGTAACCGGCTTTAAGGCAGATATTGACGCCCAGGACTGGATAATCAGTAAGGTACAGCATGATGTTGATAGTAATGGATTCACAACACAGCTTAACTTTGAAGCAAAAATATCTGACTGGATCGCAGAAACTGAATAGAATGGCGATGAGTTCAACTCCCCAGGGGAGTCACCATTATGTTCAGATGCCCACATTGCGGCGCTACGGCCCGCACACGTACCAGTAAGCCACTAAACGAAGAGCAGACCATCTACCGGCAGTATCACCAGTGCCAGAACATGGAATGCGGATTGTCATTCACCACGCTTAACAGCGTTGAAAAGATAGTCACTAAACGTGAGCGCCGCGAAGAGTTATCCCCTGATTTTATCCCTGCCGGTGTTTTTCCTGCCTCGCATTACGGACGCGATCAGCTAAATTTAGCGATATGATGAAGGCCCCGCAGATGCGGGGCTTTTTTTCGATGTGGACGATGTGTGGACATCATATGAAACAAATCCTTTTGTTTCATTCAGTTATGGCGATAAATAAATCACCATCCCTGTCTTCCCCCACATGATGTGGGGGTTTTTTTTATCCTCAATTTGCCTGCTGCTTAATGCATTGCAGATGATTTGCTTCCGTTATACTAGCGTCAGTTGATAGCGGGAGTATTTATGAATCAATCTTATGGACGGCTGGTCAGTCGGGCGGCGATTGCTGCGACGGCGATGGCTTCGCTGCTATTGCTGATTAAAATTTTTGCATGGTGGTATACCGGGTCGGTGAGTATTCTCGCCGCGCTGGTGGATTCGCTGGTGGATATCGGCGCGTCGTTGACGAATTTATTGGTGGTGCGATATTCCCTGCAACCTGCCGACGATAATCACTCGTTTGGTCACGGTAAAGCTGAGTCCCTCGCGGCGCTGGCGCAAAGTATGTTTATCTCCGGTTCGGCACTATTCCTGTTTTTGACGGGTATTCAACATCTGATATCTCCAACACCGATGACAGATCCAGGCGTCGGGGTTATCGTGACAATTGTGGCGCTAATTTGTACGATTATCCTTGTCTCGTTTCAGCGTTGGGTGGTGCGGCGGACGCAAAGCCAGGCGGTGCGGGCTGATATGCTACATTACCAGTCTGATGTTATGATGAACGGCGCAATTCTGCTGGCGCTGGGGTTGTCCTGGTACGGCTGGCATCGCGCCGATGCTCTGTTTGCATTGGGAATCGGCATCTATATTTTATATAGCGCGTTACGCATGGGATATGAGGCGGTACAGTCATTACTGGATCGCGCATTGCCTGATGAGGAACGGCAAGAAATTATTGATATCGTGACTTCCTGGCCGGGTGTTAGCGGCGCTCACGATCTTCGCACGCGGCAGTCAGGGCCGACCCGCTTTATTCAGATTCATTTGGAAATGGAAGACTCTCTGCCTTTGGTTCAGGCACATATGGTGGCGGATCAGGTAGAGCAGGCTATTTTACGGCGTTTTCCGGGATCGGATGTAATTATCCATCAGGACCCCTGTTCCGTCGTACCCAGGGAGGGTAAACGGTCTATGCTTTCATAA